ATACACGGCAGTTGCTTTGGTCTTGCCAACCGAACTCATAAACGGAGTCTCGGTAGGCGAAATGTCATAGATGATGTCGGTCAAATCTTCGCGCTGACCAATCGCGGAATGTGCTGTAAATGTAGGCATGATATTTCCTATAAGAATCGTTCAAATGCTCTTGCGGCATCAGCAACCCTTCCGGTTTGCTTTGCTCGCGCCTTTAACTTTTTCAGTTCATCGTTACTGTCTCTGCCTTGAGATACACCCGATTTCATGACTTTCGGAGCCTCGTTCACCTTCTTGGTGATGGCAGGTTTAGAGCTTTGCAACTTATCGTATTGCATCGCCTTCCATAACGTCAGAACTGCACGAGAGTCATAAACTCCCGCTAACTCTTGTTCAGAGAAACCTAGTTTGAGTCCAAACTCCCTAAGTTCCCGCTTCATCGCATCACCCTTCTTCGGGTCAGCATACTCAGGAATAACCTCTGCCAGCTTACGAGCCTCAGCCTGTATCACAGACCCTAGCTGTTCCTGACGTTCCTGCTCCTGCTGCATCGCAATTCGCTGTCGTTCAGCCTGAACTTGAGCTAACTGCTTCTCCCGCTGACTGAGTTCTGCGACCTTAACGGCATAACCGATAGGATCGTTTTCCTTCAAATAGTCCAGATTCTCTGTCTCTGGCTGCTGGTTGAGCATCTGCTCGATAACCTGCAACCGTTCTGCGTATTGGTCACGCAGATACCTAGCTTCCTCGATACGCTGCCGTTCTGCTTCAATGGCTTTACGTTCTTCAGCTACAGCTTGCGATTTCTTTGTATAGTCTGTGCCAAGTTGATAAGACTTGATTAGCTCATCAAGGGTTACCTCACGTTCTTCTCCGGCTGCTTTGACCCGGAACTTCTGAGGCTCCTCTTGCTCATCCTGCTCATCTTCTTGTTCTACCTCCTCAGACTCGTCAGCTTGCGCCTCGATTTCCTCGGATTCGGCTTCGCTATCGTTGACCTCTGAGTTCAGTTCAGGTTGTTCCTGTTCGGAGCCTTCTTCTGATCCCATTAGACCCAAAATAGCGTCGGCTGCACCACCTACAGTCAACTCTGGACTACCGGATTCCGGTGTCGTTCCTTGAGTATCGCTCATGTTTTCTTTCCTAAATTATATCGGGAACCGCCCGAAACGGGTTACAAAATCTTTAATCGCTTCTCCTCGATTAGCTTCTCTGATGCTAGTCCTTCGAGATACGTTTCAATCGAATCCAATGCCCTCAACTGACGATAAGCAGACTCTCTAACCTCAGCCTGACTATAATCGCTAGTTGCAAACTTGGCAATCTCCATAGACCGGAGTTCTTGCATCATCTCCTGAAAGTTCTCGTCCTTCAGGAGTATCTCAGCCCAAGTCGATTTGCTCATTTTGTTAACTTTTTAGCTTCTGTCATGTAATAGTCAACGCCCATTGAACTCGCTGGCTTGTTTTGCATTAAGCCTTTTTCAATAGCCGTTTCGGATGCGCCAACGTCAAACATTTTATAAGCCTGTAATCGATCAATAATTTGACCATCTTTTGTCATAAATAAATCTGAATTTATTTCAGCATCTTTTGGGAAAACAAGTTTGCCGCTTTCCTTTCTTACAACACCTTCATATATCGCACGTTGTAGAGCGTCACTATGTGTTTTACCAGTAAAAATTTTATCTCCAATCAGAACAACTGCCGACTGAATTGGATTACCTTGCCTAACTATTGGACTTGTTGACCCTGCAAAGCCCATCGCTAGGTCTTGATTCACCCTATCCACATACTCCTTAGCAGCAGCCTGTTCAGGAGTCACCAGAAGCCCTCTCATCTCGTTTAACTTAGCCTGAGTCGCTAGATTAGAAGCCTGATTAAATGCCCTAGCCTGATCGTTTAGAGAAGCCATGTACTCTCTAGGATCGCTTACCAAAAGACCAACATTAGCCTTAGCACTCTGCTTGGCTCGGTCAATCATTCCAACGATGTCAGATAGTAAGCCAGCCATTATGCTGTCAGCTTCCCTAGTGAGTTAATCGCCTTAATCACAATGTCAGCCTGTTTAGCTCTCGTATCCTCATCAGCCAAGTCCATCGCTAGGATCGCCTGTAGTTGCTTAACCGCTAACTCAGCCTCTTTGATCCGCATATCAGCCTCTTGCTGCTTGGCTTTCATGCTCATCTCAAGACCCTTGCGAGTAAATTCAGCCTCCAACGACTGACGCTCTAGGTCTAACTTAGCAGCCTCAATCTGGCTCTTAGCCTCGGTCTTTTCACGCTCTACCTGAGCCAACATCTGAGCCACTTCAGCCTGTTGATCTGGTGCTGGAGGCTGTAGCTGCGATAACTGCTCATTCAACTCAGGCGTAATCTCGTTAAGGAAAGCGTTAGCATCCTTGAAACCAGCCGCTTCAATCATTCGAGCCAAGGTATCTCGGTACTGAGCAACGCTAACTAACGGATTGCTTGCGCCGAACTGAGTCAGAATCTGCTCTTGCTTGCCCATAATCATCTGGAGCATAGCCAGTTTCTGCTCACGATCACCAGAACCCAACCCGACGTTAATCGCTACGTCGTACTGATTCGTCCAAGTCCGAGGATCAAACGTCACGAACTTGCCACGCATACGGATAATCTTTGCCTGATCCTGATACTTGCCTAGTAAGTGCAGAATCCCCTTGAACAGCGACTTAACGCCTGTCTCCGCAAAGATACGAGCAATCAACTCCAGCTTGCCAGAGTTAGACTTCATCATCGCAGCAATAGCCGTAGCGGAAACATTGTTCAGCACATCTGGATCAAGACCCTGCTGAGACTCATTAACGCCTGTCCGCTTCGCCTGAACGCCATCCATGTACTCAAGCAATGGGAAAGCCTGAGCAGTAACCGCAGGAACCTCGATAGGCGCAATAGCACCACCCGACTTCATACGGATTACGCCACCCGGAGTAGCGTTCAAAACGTCATCAATATTGACCTGACCCTCAACTATTCCGATTCTTGCATTATTTGTAAGATACAGGTTATCCAGCATCTGTCTCGTTACCGTAGACTTGATTAGCTGGATGTCCATAGTCCGGTCTGCCAACGACTGCCCGTAAAACTTGTGCGGGATCGGGATAGGACAAAGACTGTGGAACGGAACTAGGTCACATTCCTCGTCATCGAGGATTTCGTTGCCAGAATAGGTAATCTTCCGTAGCTCCGCTATACCATCGCCATTAACGTCGATCTTGATATAGCACTCGTAGACCTCGACAACCTGCATCGTGTAGTCAAGGCTGATATTCTCGTCAGGCTGCTCACCCTGAGAAAACCTAGCTACTCGTTCAGGAGTGTACTGAAGGTCATCATAGCTAGGCAAACCTTCCACAATATCCTTGTCGAACCCCATAGCCGTTAGCTCTGATCTCGTCATCAAACGACGGTGAGCTACGAACGGACTATCCTCAATGGTTCTTGCAGACTTGCTAATCAGGAATTCTTCCGGCGGTACGTTCTCAATCTTGACGCAGCCGTATTTCTTAACCTTCTTGACCTTGACTGTGTACATGGGAATCTGAATCGGCATCCCCATCATATCCACACCGCCATCGATCATCTCAACCTTCTGGCTAGTCACCTCAATAGCAGGGTCGCTAAGGAGCAGAGCTAACTCATCTTCCGTCAGGTTCTTATATGTTTCCTTGTTGACATCCTCTTTGGCTTCCCAATACGCCTTGACGATACCGACCTTCTGTAGCAAAGCATCCTTGAACCAGTTATGCAGGATGATTAAGCCATCGTTTTCCCTATAGAAAACCCAGTTGCAATAGTCTGTAGCTTGTTTAGCGGATTCTTCGTCCTCTGGAGTCTGAGGCTCAAATGAGACAATATCCTCGGTAGTCGTAAAGACTCGGATAAGCTGTGGCAATGCTCCGTCGATAGCTTCTGCTACCTCGCCAGTAACGATCTGGCTGCGACCTTCTACCTCGTTGCCATAAGGATAACGTAGGTAGTACTCTAGTGCTTTGGCTCGTTGATCGGTAGTCTCGGTATCAACGTAACCGATAGCGTTATCGATTTCGTTCTCAAGAATACCCTTGATCTGCCCTTGATCCATCTTCATAGCAAACCCCTAAGTTTTGCTCATTATACAATCCATTTTGTCGAAATTGGCAATGTTGTCTGCCATGAAGAATCTGTCTCGTCAAGCCCTATAGCCAAGTACCTAAACGCATCGGCAAAGTGTGATGACCAATCGTGGAGAGGCTTCTCGTAGAATATCTGTCTACGCTCATCATGCTCCCGACGATAGTTCCGTAGCGCATCTAGTCCGTTCTTGGTTCTCGGATTGAACCAGCATCTAGGCAACATCCGTCGCACAGCTTGTATCCCGTCGGCAACGCTAAGTCTCGGAGCAACTGTGATGCTAAGACCCGCTTCCTCCAGCACCTCTTTACGGCTCTTTCCGGTTCCGAGTTCTCGTACCTGCACGTCGTGAGGCAATATCTGGTCGAACTTCTCATAGCCGTTCTCCCGTAGCCAGCCTACATACCAATCTAGTCCTACGCCATGATTCTCTACGCAGTCAATAAGTCGGACTTCTTTCCCTGCCAACTGAGCAACCCATATCGCAGTCGAATCACCCATCCCCAAATCCCAAGCAACGAAGCTACGGCACAGACCGTCAGTAGGAAAGTCGCTAATACGACCATTGCTCTCAAGATCGTTAATGAGCTTGCCATAGTAGCTACCCTCAACGGCTGCGTTAAAGGAACACTCGAACTCTTGGTTATACCTGTCCTCACCCATCTCTCGATAGGCGGCTTTGAGTTCTGAGTCGGGCAGGACTCCGGTCTCACTAGCCTTGAACTCTAGGAACTTCCAACCTTCCTCGACCTTGGCTCTTTCGGCTAGTTCAGCGAAATGGTTATTGCCTTTAGGAGTGCCAATGAACACGCAGAACCCGCCACGATCGGAAAGAGCAGGTCTGACGATCTCGTTCCATATTCTCGGGTTCTGATCGCCAACTTCGTCGATAACCACGCCATCGAAATACTGACCGCGCAGGACATCAAAATTAGTAGACCCGTAAAGACTAATCCTACGCCCATAAAAATCAGCACGAAGCTCAGAGACATTGTAGGTTGCTCCTAACGGTCTAGTGTATTTTTGTAAATAATCCCAAGCTACTCTCTTAGCCTGTCCATACGTCGGACAGATATACCCGAACCTTGGCTCTGGCTTGTCGCACTCGATAGCGGCTTTGATAAGCTGATTGATTGCGCTAACAGTCTTTCCCATACGACGATGGGCAACCACCACAGTAAAACGATGCTGCTCAATGGCATCATGTATCTCTAGCTGCTGAGACCTTGGTTCGTAGTCAATAACGATCTCTGTCATGCAGTCTTTTGATACCCGCAGTTCAGACACTTGCTATTGACCAGAAATGCGCTGCACATAGGGCAGTTAGTCGGCTTGTAACTCATTTCTTTCCTCCCCACTTGATAACCATCTCTTGAGCTTCCCCATCCTTGCCCGTTACCTCTGTCCTAGCCAGCTTAGGCACATGGTACTCACATAGCTTATTCATCAGGTCTAAAGCCTTGTATGGATCGTCTTTAGCCACTTGCGTCAGCCATTCGTCCATGTTCTCGACGTTACGCTCTAATAGCTTCGCAATAGCTTCTTTAACGATACTTGTGGACTTATTGACAGCACCTTTAGGTCTGCCCTTGCCCATGTTCGTTAGGTTTGCTATCCGTGCATCTTCTTCTATTTTACTGGTGTAGTCTGTTTTCATAATTGCAATATTTTGTTGTTTTACACAAACTTTCCCAAGTTGGCATCTTATATTCCAGCAATCAAAATAATCTTTTTTGCAATTTTTTGCGCTCATCGTGAAACCTGTGGGTTTCTTATCATTACTGGCTCACCCAAAGCATTAACTTTTTCTCCAGTTAGCTCAAACCCAAACTTTTGATAAAACTTTACTAACTTATCTAATCTTGTTTTTTTGTCAAGAGGACTAGCGTCTAACTTAATTGGTATTCCTGCTTCATCTGCTCTTTGCACAATTTGATTCATTGCCTCAGTAGCTGACCCTTGCCCTCTTTTTGACTGTGGGGTTCTTAAACTAAATATTTTCAATATTCCATCGTCACCTAGCTGATAAGAAACTCTACTATCACCTATTTTTTCATCAACTATCCCAGTTTGGAAAAATTTAGTTGGCACTTCTTCTAATGCAGCCCCTGTAGTTGCTTTCTTACCAACGCTCAACATTGGCGCAGCAAGTAAGCCACCCTTAGCCAACGCAGCCTTAGTCGCTGTAGCTGGATTCACAGCACTCGATACCAGTTCCGTAGTCTCACTAAGCAGACCTTCCTGTGGAGGAGGCAATAAACCCTTAGACGTTAGGTAAGCCGTTGAACCTACTGCCTGTTCCGGCTTCATTACCCCGGTCATCGTAAATGGCAACGCCGCCAGATCAACAAATCCGGTAGCCAACTGAGGAACTCCCCTAGCCGCAGCTAGTCCTAGTTTCTTTAGAGTTTCTTCAAGTGTTGCCATAAATTACCCCGTACATATCAGGACGGTTCTCTTTTATCCACGCCCTCGGTTCTTCATGGCATTTCTTGTAGTCCATCCCTACTGTCTGGCTTCCTGCATGATGCACATAAGCCCTAGAGACGAAATGCCTGTAACCCGATTCTTGCAGGTCATGGCAAATTATATTATCTGAATACCAATTCGTGCTAGGAAACTTTGCCTTACCCCATGCCTCCCTACTTATGGTGGCAAATATGGGTGCTATTACCTGAGTTTCCTTAATCTTTGCCTCACTAGCCCAATAAACACCTTCCTGTCTGTCATCAGGCACAGGAAACCTAATGTTCTGGTCTGGCAATACATAGTCGCTTCTTGCGCCCAAAAATCCTACTTTCTGAGCATTTTCCCGCAAAATCAGCCTGTCCTCGCCCAATAACTCGATTGTTTGAGGATTCAGAACAACGTCATCGTTAGCCACAATTAATGAATCGACTGCGACCCTTCCAAAAACGTCGGAGATGGCTTCATTATTGGGAAGGATTCGCTTGAATCTCTCTCGTCTGGCAATGTCAACACTATAAATGTAAACCGGGATGGTAGGTGCATATACCTTGATGCTTTCTAGCAATACCGAGATACCCGGATTGCTTACATGGCAAATGACTATGGCTTGCACAAGATTACCCTCATACTGTCCACAGCCCTCGGTGTCCTGATAACCTCATCATCAGGTTGTCTTGATGCTAACTTTTGACCTAGTTCCGACAGATTAAACGCTAATTCCTTTAGCTTAAATCCCTTTTCCCAACCTAAATACCAAGCCCACTCTGTGTAGTACAGCCAGCTATTCTCGTTAAACGCTCGTACATGAGTCGGGTCTTGCCATGCTCCTAAACTCAAGTCATACGGTACGCTAATGTGAAACTCACCACCAGACTTCAGCAAGTCATAGCAGTTTTTCATCGCGGCAACTAAGTCAGGAATATGCTCTAACACATCATTGGCTATGATCTTCTCGAACATCTCAGTCTCTATGGTCATTGACCCCCATCGGGTATTAACCGTAGCTCCGAAATGCACTTTGGAAATATCAATCCACCAATCAGGATTAGTCCGCTGCTGAATATCGGCATTGACGCAATCCTCTCGCCAATCCTTACCAGACCCTAAATTAAGCGTTACAGGCTGCAATTAGCTCCTCCACCCTATCTGAACACAGTAACGGTACTAAATCGCGTATACGCTCGTCTGGTAGCTCCCACCAAGGGTTTTTTCTGAGCCTTTCTATCTGGCTCAACGTAAACCGCAGTCTGATGACTTTAGCCGGATTGCCACCGACTATTGCATAAGGAGGAACATCTTTGGTTACGACGGATTTCGCAGCAACAACAGCACCATCGCCTATCGTTACCCCTGACATAATCGTGCAGCCCGATCCTAGCCAGACATCATTGCCAATAACGACATTGCCATTAGTCGCTGGATGTCCTTCACCATGATGAGGAAATTCTTCTTCGTAAATATGTCCGAAAGGATAGGTCGTTATCCAATCTACCCTGTGGTTTCCACCGATAAATATTTCTACGTTATCGCCAATCGAGCAGAATGACCCGATCTTTACGTCTGCACCCTCACCCCAATCTCGGAGCCGGATATGCTCTAAACCGTAGGTGTATCTCACCACTTAACTTTGTTTGCCCAATACGCAGCAGACATCTTTCCCTTCTGAATGTTCTCTGCGTGACGAGCCTTGAACGACTTTCGACGGGCTTCCTCAGACTTAGATTCACCCTCTCTAGCCGGAGAACCTGATACACCCTGCTGCCCAAATCGAATTAACTTGACCTGTTCCCCCTGCTTGGCAAGAACAGCATGGCTTTTCGTTGGATGACTCGGAGTCCTCTTGGGCTTGTTATAGCCAGCAAATTCCTCCGAACCACGCTTAATCGCCATTCTTTTTACCCTTTTTCTTGCCCA